GGAGCCTATTTTTTTCGTAAATAACATTATGAGTTTACCAAATAACAGTGGCTTAATTAAGAGCGCAAACAAGACGCAAAAATTTACAGAACAGGATATACAAGATATTGTAGCCTGTGCAGATCCTGATGCTGGTCACAAATATTTTTTAAAAAAGTTTTTTGCAATACAACATCCGACCAGAGGACAGATACAGTACGAGGCATACGGATATCAAGAAAACTTAGTTGATAGTTTACACAACTATCGTTTCAACGTAAACATGCTTCCTCGACAAAGCGGCAAGACAACTACTGCCGTAGGATATCTATTATGGTATGCAATGTTCAAGCCAGATCAAACGATTCTTATTGCGGCTCACAAATACACGGGTGCTCAAGAGATTATGCAACGTATTCGATATGCGTATGAATTATGCCCTGATCATATTCGTTGCGGTGTTACAAGTTATAACAAACAGTCAATTGAATTTGACAACGGTTCACGTATCGTGGCACAAACAACAACTGAAAACACTGGTCGTGGTATGTCTATATCATTATTATACTGCGACGAGTTTGCATTTGTTCCGCCTAATATTGCTAAAGAGTTTTGGACTTCGATATCCCCAACACTAGCAACTGGTGGTAAGGCGATTATTACTTCAACTCCTAACTCAGACGAAGATCAATTTGCAGAAATTTGGTTTGGTGCAATTAAAATAGAAGACGAGTTCGGTAACGTCAAAGAAGACGGACTGGGAGTTAATGGATTCTTTGGCTATAAATCAAACTGGTGGGATCATCCGGATCGAGACGAAGAATGGAAACAAGTCGAGATGGGGCGTATCGGAGAAGAACGCTTCCGCCGAGAATACGGTTGCGAATTTCTAGTCTACGATGAAACCCTAATTAGTTCAATTTTTATGACGCAAATGGAGGGCTCAGATCCTATAGTTAAAATGGGGCAAGCACGATGGTATAAAAAGATCGAACCAAAATGTACCTATGTTATTGCCCTCGATCCTAGTTTAGGTACTGGTGGCAATTATGCGGCCATTGAAGTTGTTGAAATACCTACGATGATACAAGTAGGCGAATGGCACCATAATTTAACTCCTATTCAAAGTCAAGTAAAAATCATGCGAGATATATGTAGATACATCGAAGAGGCATGTCAAGAAAAGGGAGCGTCGGCTAGCATATACTATTCTGTTGAGAACAATACTGTTGGAGAGGCCGCCTTAGTTGCTATAGGAGAACTAGGGGAAGAAACGTTTCCGGGAATGTTCCTAAGCGAGCCCATTAAAAAAGGACATGCTAGGCGCTATCGCAAGGGCTATAATACTACGGAAAAAGCTAAAGTAGCAACATGTGCCAAATTAAAACATCTAATAGAAACTAGAAAATGCACGATTAAGAGCCAGAGTTTTATTAGTCAGTTAAAAACATTTATTGCTCACGGCACTAGTTTTAGAGGTAAAAACGAAGAACCGGACGATTTAGTGTCTGCTATGCTGGTTGCAATACGCATGATTATGCAATTACAAGAGTGGGATCCTACGATCTACGACACTATGCACGACTACGTAAATGAGGAAATGGAGCTTCCGTTACCCATATACGTCAGTAGTTTTTAATAAATACACATTATGAATGCTATTGAACTTATTTCCCAAGATCTTTTTGACAAAGTCCGTAGCCGCTTTTCTAACCTTCAAATGGGTAGCGAAGCAGGCGCTGTTACTGTAGTACCGCAAGAAGCTCGTTTTTTTGATTTTGATTTTGTCGTTGAAGGTGACAACTTAGGAAGAGTAAGTATCAGTATAAACGAGCTAGGAAGCCTAAAAGTTTATTATAGCCAAGGAATTGTAGAAGATACTAATTCTAGTATACAGAAATTCTGGTTTGACTTTTTAAAAGAAATGCGCCAATTTGCTAAACGCAGGATGTTAAGATTTGACACTCGTGATATTAGCAAGGGCAATCTAGACAAAAATGATTTTGCGTATCTTGCAACACAGCAGGCCGCACAACAAGCATCAGCACAATCAACCGTTCCACAGGAATCAAATATGACAACCGAATCAACAATGTATGGTAGTTCAAAGAGTAGCTATCGACCACTAGAAAAGACTTTATTAATCATTCGTCACAATGCTAAGGTTGGCGAAGACCGTGGAGCTCGTAGTCGTCCAAATAATATCAAAGCAGTCTTTATTCAAAATGAAGCCGGCGAACGTTTCAAATATCCATACGCTCACCTTGCAGGCGCAAAGGCAATGCAACGTCACGTATCTAACGGCGGAACACCATTTGATCCAGCAGGTTCGTCTATTATGCAAATGAGCGAACAGATCAAACAGTTAAGCACGTTCAAGCGTCAGGTGGGTAATATTGAAAGTCTAACCAACGAAGCACGTGGTATTGTTGACCGTGTTGGTTCTAAATTAGGCACATTACGTGCTACTATCGAACATATTGCCAAGCAGTCACATTATGAAGCATGGCGTGAAAGTTTAGATGAAGCCATTGCAGAGATGAGCGAAATTGATGCGGCTACTATTGAAGATTACAAAAATACATTTACAGTAAGCAGTTACAAAGAAGACCTAACACAATACTTTCCATTACTATACAAAGTAATGCAAGAAACAAGCACAGTCGATTTAGAAGACTATGTTGGTGAAGATAAAGATGATGTGTGCTCTGATTGCGAAAAAGATCCGTGCGAGTGCGATGACGAAGTTAAAGAAAGTTTTGATGCATTTGAAGAGTGGGCAGACGAAATTGCAGAAGGACCTGACAGAAGTACTATTCCTGCCCAATTCCGTAAAGACAAGGGCGAAAAGCCTTTAACTAAACAAGAATTAGATGCAGAAGCTGAAAAGAATATCAGTCATCCTAAGACATTAGCTAGAAACAGCGGACGAGATGTTAAGGAAGGTGGTTATTCTCTAGAGCCAACTAGCTATCAAGACTGGAAAGCAAGCATCGAAGATAGGCTAGCGAAAGGTGAGATCGAAGACCCGGCAGAAATTGCCGCAGAGATTGGCATGTACTTTCCCAAGTTTAATGACGAAGTAGCTATGAGAGTTGCCAAAAGCATGTTTATGTCTGCAGGCGGCGAAGACCCAATGGCTAAACATCGCGTTGCTCCACCGGATGACGGAATGGGTAATGTGTCACAAAGTGGGGATGAAGAAGACGATGATGATTCTTTCCTAAATAGATTGCGCTCACAAGCCAAAGGTGGCTCAATCAAGCCAGGTGTTGACACTGGCGGCGTTGAAATGGAAGAAATGGATCAGGGAAAATTACCAAAAGACGCAATGACTGAAATTGCTCGAATAGTTATGACCAGTATCAATCGTGGTGATGATCCAGATTTGGTCGGAACTGTTCCCCGTGGAGACGAAGCTATTAAGATTGAAACAACCAAACGCTTTGGCCAAAAGGCAGGTGACCTTGCATATGAGTTACTTCAAATTAAGAAAGAAGAAGTTAAGCGTGATTTTGAAAACCGCCAACAAATGGAATCAATGCGCAGACTAAGTGGATTACCTCCATTAAGTGAAGCCGAAAAGAAAACTATGAGTCGTGCGGCCAAAGGCATAATGAAATATGGTAAAAAAGGTATGCAGGCCTTACGTGACGCAGAAGCAGAAGGCAAGGATTTAGAACCAGTACGTGCCAAATTCAACAAGTACAAAGACAAATAGGCAAAACCACTCTGTTAACAGAGATTAAAAAGGCAGAAATATTCTGCCTTTTCTCTTGACATGATAAATAAAAGTGCGTACAATAACACGTATGCACTTTTTCTTTTATAGTCAGTAGGCTTTAAAAGAGAGGCAAATAAAGGCATAATTTAAATTTTATTAAGGAGAAATCATTATGGCATCTTTAGCAGAAATCCGTGCGAAACTTCAAGAAGCACAATCACGCCAAGGCGGGCAATCCGCTGGTACTGGCGACAACGCAATTTATCCCCATTGGAACATTCAAGAAAACAGTGAAGTAACTGTTCGTTTCTTGCCAGACGGCAACGGCGACAATACTTTCTTCTGGATTGAACGTGCAATGATTAAATTGCCATTTGCAGGTATTAAGGGCGAAACAAGCTCTAAGCCTGTTACTGTACAAGTTCCTTGCATGGAAATGTGGGGCGAGACATGTCCAATTCTTACTGAGGTTCGTCCTTGGTTTAAAGATCCTAGCCTAGAAGCTATGGGTCGTAAGTATTGGAAAAAGCGTAGTTACTTGTTCCAAGGATTTGTATTGGATAATCCTCTAAAAGAAGACAAGATTCCAGAGAATCCAATCCGTCGATTCATTATTGGTAGCCAGATCTTTAACATTGTTAAGGCCGCTCTAATGGATCCAGATATGGAAGACTTGCCAACAGACTATCTACGTGGCGTAGATTTCCGTATTGCTAAAACTAGCAAAGGCGGATATGCAGACTACTCAACATCAAAGTATGCTCGTCGTGAACGTGCATTAAGTGATGAAGAAAAGGCCGCAGTGGAACAACACGGTTTGTTCAGCTTGAAAGACTTCTTACCCAAGAAGCCAGGCGATGTTGAGCTCAAAGTAATGAAAGAAATGTTTGAAGCGTCAGTTGACGGTGAAGCATATGATTTAGAACGTTGGGGTCAATACTTTAAACCAGCAGGAATGGGCGGCAGTGGACAGGCAACTGGTAACACCACAGCAAAAGCACCTGTAGCATCAACTCCGGACGAAGACGATGTCCCTTTTGAGAGTGCGGCGTCAGCACCCGCAGTTAAAGTTGCTGAAGACGCTCCTGTGGCGGAGAAAGCTACATCAGCGACTGCAGGGACCGATGCAAGTGCAAGAGCGCAAGACATTCTTGCAATGATTCGTAACCGTCAAAAAGCATAAGGGGAATAGACTATGGGAAAGGCCTTCGATATTTCGAAGTTCCGTAAGTCTATCACCAAAAGTATTGATGGCTTAGGAATTGGTTTCAATGACCCAACTGACTGGGTCAGTACTGGCAACTATGCACTAAACTATCTTATCTCGGGGGACTTCTTTAAGGGAGTCCCTTTGGGTAAGGTAACTGTGTTTGCCGGAGAGTCTGGTGCAGGTAAATCATATATCTGTTCTGGAAACATTATTAAAGCCGCTCAAGAACAAGGTATTTTTGTTGTCTTAGTTGACTCAGAAAATGCGTTGGACAAACAGTGGTTGCTAGATTTGGGTGTTGATACATCCGAAGATAAGTTGCTTAAACTTAATATGGCTATGATCGATGATGTGGCAAAAACCATTTCAGAGTTCATGAAAGAGTACAAAGTAATGCCTTTAGAGGAACGTCCTAAGGTGTTGTTTGTAATCGATTCACTTGGCATGTTGCTTACTCCGACTGACGTAAATCAGTTTGAAGCAGGCGAGATGAAAGGTGATATGGGCCGTAAACCTAAAGCACTTACAAGTCTTGTTCGTAACTGTGTAAACATGTTAGGTAGTTATAACGTAGGTATGGTTTGTACAAATCACACATACGCTTCGCAGGATATGTTCGATCCAGATGACAAGATTTCAGGTGGACAAGGATTTGTCTACGCAAGTTCTATCGTAGTTGCTAT